CCACCTCCGTGATCAAACCGCGTCCGGGGACGGAAGGGGTCAGGACGGCGTGCATGCCCAGCGCGTAGGGCGTCATCTCGATCCCCTCACACACCTGGATGATAATGACATCCCCGCGCGTCAGGGGAATGCCCGGCGTGAATACCCACGTGGCCGTCTGGCCGCTGGACAGGTTGGACACATAGGCGGAGGTCCCAATCAGGCTGTAAGCGCCGTCCGTCAGCCGCCAGACACGCAGGCAATATTGATTAGCGGCCGGATTCTCGAAAAAATACACGGTGGAAATGCTTTTCAGGCGGCAGCTGTCGGGCAGATGTCCCGCCAGAATCTCGTCTCCCCAGATCATCGCGTAGCCTCCGACGATGGTCCAGGTGTCGGCGGCATCTCCACTGGACAAGGTGGATTGCCCGGTCACCGCTTCCAATTCCACGCCCGCATCCTTGAGCGCGGCCGGCAATTTATTTGCTACAGCCTCATTGACCAATTCCCCGCTTTCCACCTGTTCTTCCAGCGTTTCCACAAGCTGCTCTGCTTCATCCCGGGCCGCTTCGGCCTGTCGTACAAGTTCCTCGACCACAATGGACGGGTTTTCCACAATGGTCACGGAGCCGTCTTCCGCTTCGGGGATGGAGACATCAAGTGCACCAGCTACAGCCGCAGCCTCTTCCGTTCCGTCCGGAGGTGTAACGCGGGACACTACATGCACGGCTCCCTTCAACAAGGGGTATTCTTTGCCTGATGCGTCGGTCAGAAAAATATCATAAGCGCCGCATCCGGCGGCCAGCCTCGGCCATGTCACCAATGCCGCACTCACCCCCGTAACGGCACAGTCCAGCATGATCACCCCATCCTGTACCACCGCTCCGCGTAGCGTCATGCCGCTGATGTCCATATCCTCACCGGATGGAGAAATAAAATGCAGCGCAAGAGACTGCGGCAGGGATTCCGTGGCGTGTATGTTGTAGTTGGCGGCTTGCCTCATGAAAATATGATGCGGCAATCCTCAAATCCGTAAATAGTCGGGGCTGGATATGTGTTTCAGATTTCGCAGGAGACAGGACCTTCCGTCCAGGAGTCATGATACCAGTCTTCCGTGTCCGGAGGCGTGTACACATCCGTTTCCTCCGTCCAAATGCCACGGGAGGAACGGCCGGCCCAAATAGCCATGAAAATCACATCGGCCCGGTCCGGGGAATGCAAGCCCTTTCCCCGCATGTCTTCTTTGGACATGACGCGGAGGCGGCCCTTCTGGTCCCATTCCATCTGGCGTGTAGTCATCTGGCGGAATGTGACCGGGTCGAGTTCATCAATGCGGATCTTTCCGTTGACGATGTCGCGAGCCCCCAGTATCCACGCTTCGGAAATGGTGTTCAGGTAATGTTCCGGGTCTTCCCCGGGCAATCCTCCCCGGAACTCTTTAATACGGTAGCCGTCCCCTCCGCTTTCAACCGGTTCGGCCATTTGCTGGACGATAGGTAGCCCCAAACCGTCCGAGTCTCCCCATGCATTATGTGCCTCAATGCCGAGTTCCTTGAGACGGTTTGCCATCCGGCGCCGGGCCTGTACCGTGCTGGATTGTCTAAACGCCTGGTCCAGTCTGACAAGGGTTCCTTCCCGTACAGCAATGGCATTTTCGTCTCGGCCGGCTGCAAAATCCAAAGCGGCCCATTGTCCACCCGCCTTGAACGCCGGAGGATGGTCTATCGCATGTCTCAGTTGTTCCGGAGTAATGACCAGCATGTCTTCCCCTTCCGTCCATTCCGCAAGGTGCATGGAACGGTAGAGGGGATGTGATTCCCCGTAGGTTTCCAAGTCTTCCGCGCGTTTTTCCGGGCGGATGTGGGGACACATGTATGACGTGACCCTGGTTCGCCGCCAGTTTTTGGCCTCGTCGTGAAAGCAGCGGTAATGCTTCCCCATGGCCGAACCAGGGGAGGAAAGGTACAAATACCGGGTGACGGTGCATCGGTCCGCCGCCTCAAAAATACCGTCCTGAACGCCTTTCGCTTCATCCACGATATAAAGGACAGGCGTTGCCGCCGTCGCGTGATACCCTTCCGCCTTCTGTTCATCATTGGTAGAAAATATAGAGGTAAAGCCTCCTTCCGGAGTCAAAATTTCCATCTGGTTCCATTTCCAACCCCGGAATGCCGGATGAGACTGGTAAGCACGGATTGCAGGCCAGAGCTGGGTTTTTAACTGCCGCCAGGAACCAGACGTAAGAACAACACGTCCGCGGGGAAAGCAATACAGCCACCATAGTACAACAGGACCTACCAGGGAAACAGTTTTGCCGGAACCGTTAGCCGCTACAACAGCCGTGCGCCGGTAATCGTTAATGTCCTCATAGGTGTTGATCTGCCAGTCGTAGGGGTCCAGCCCCAGCACGGCAACGGCGAATTCAGCCAGCCGTAAACGGCACCGGGATACTATGTCATCACACCGTTCCGCCATTCTCTTCTTCCGCCCTCTTTCTGCGGATGGCTTCAATTCTGTCCATGACGGACGCTATTCTGGCTTCGTCGCATTCCGTGATCATCTCTACAGGTCCCCCATTGGCTCCGGTGAGTTCCACGGACTTCCGTTCCCCGTAACGGGCATTTCTCTTCCCGGCCAGCCATTTACGGTATTCGGCTCTATTTTTGTCCATCTGCGCACAATCGGGGCTGCTTCCATCAAGTATTTCCAGGCCCTTTTCCACCAAGGCATCCGCCGACATCTCGCACGCGCGCGCGTAGTTGTGTAAAAAGCCGTCATGCTCATTCATCCAGTTATAAACTGTCTTACGTTCCGGCATGTGTTCATCCCTTACAATCTGCATCAGCATTTCCCCTTCGGCAATGCGTCTGCATATTTCGTCCGCCAAAGCGTCCGTGTATTTGGTCGGACGTCCTGTCCGCTTCGGTGGAATGGTGGATTTTTTCTTCATTCTAAAAACATTTTCCCTCTCATCTTCGGATGTTCACGGAAATACAATTCCAACTCAACTCCGGCAGCCAAGGTTGGTATGATAAAAATCCCGGCTTCCACTTCGGCATCAATCAATTCTTCTTCTCTGCATTCCTTTCTCTCGCATAAATCGGCAAGTTCGTTAATCAGTTTATTGACCTCCAATTTCCCTGATTGATATTCCTGATATAACTCTAGTGCTTTTTTATTCATTTGAACAGTAAGGTTAAACTTCTTAAAAATGCCATACGCCAGTAATGTTTACCGTCTCTAGTATCATTCCAATATCGCAGAAACTCATTAGGAGACAAAGCCAGTTTTTGAAGGTGACGCGTAGGCATTTCTACCCCGTAAGGCATTCCATCGAGGGGTTCTCTCCCATAAATTTTTCCGGCATAATCATCCCTTTGTTCAAATGATGGGGCAAAATGATCGGAATACCCTTCCGATCCGCACGACAAACGCCCACGCTTCTCGCCCTTGATCCTCTTCTGAAAATAATTACCAATCTTCTTATTTTTAGCGTTCTCTCCATTAAAGTGCAGCCAGTGCACCAGCTCATGGAAATGATTATCCTTATCGAACTCTTCTCCACTGGAATAAAAAATAGTCCTGGTGATGGGGTTGAAACTTCCTCTGTTGCCAAAATTTGTATCCTTGTCCACAGATCTCATCGGCGGCAACGTTTCCAGAATCTCCGGATCCACCATCCGCATAAATTCATTCATGTTTTTACGGATAGTTTCCTTTGCCATGGGACGGAATTCACCGGAAATTCCATTTTCTACCTTTTCTTTGACCCAGTCCCGCTCCGGATGGCGGGTTTTCAGGGCATTCAGGAAAGCCTCCACCTGTTCCAGCGTCGCCTCCCCACGCGGACGCAACCCCGCTTTTTTCATCAAGCCCGCCATAGCAGAATCCTTTCTTTCAGGCTCAAACAAATCAAGCGTCATTTGCAACGGTGATATTTCTCCCGGATTTTCCTGCTCCGCCTGCCGCTGCATGCGCTGGGCAAGCTCACGGGCCGGGATGGCAAGCCGTCCGTCTTTGTCCAAGGCATCCACTCCAAGACGCTTCTTGAGGCTTTCCCGGAGCCGGGCGGCAAGGGCCGGGTCTTTTATCTTTTGAACGGAGGCAGAGCGATTCATGAGGCGTTCCGGCATCGTTGCCCCGAAACGGGACATGTCCACCGGACCGGGAGTCCAGTTGGGGCCGATCAGACCGTCCTGGATGCACTCGGCGCGGGAAACGGATTCAATGTCCATCCAGGAGTTGAAGCCGTACAAAGGCCAGGGCAGCAGGAAGCCGCCTATCGCCGGCGAATTCATCTCGACGGCCCAAAATTGGAAGTCCGTCTTAAGCCGGACGGCTCCTTCATTGAGTACATGCAAAGGCCGGGGCATCCTGGCGCCCGGATGCCTGACGAATCGCCATGCCGGGTAGGAGTAGAGCATTTCCGGAGTCATGCCGCTTTCCCAGCGGGCCTGGCCGTAGCAGGAGCGGGTGTAGGTGTCAAAAATCAGAGACAGGCGGGAACGAGCGCCAATGTTGGTAATGCGGTTGTCTCCCGCATTCGCTGCCATTCCTTCTGCGTCCATAAAAGCGCGGGCCTTGGCTATGAAGTCGGCCTTCCCCTGCATCACGCCCACCGTTGTTGACGTGCCGTCCGGAAGTATGATCTCCTGCCTTTTCCCGGCCAGGAAGTCGTCAAGCATGTCGGCGAGGCGTTGCAGGAACTGCGCTTTTTCAACGTTCGCCGTAAAAATAGAATTCACTCGTTCCGCGGCGGGCAGCATAGCCCGTTCGCGTGTGGACATGGGTCGAGCATCTATCTTTTTACGCCGGAATATATCAACGGGAGTTACCATTTTCGCTTTGAATTTCATTGTCGTCCCGAAACAAGGGTAAGTCATCCGTTTTTTCAGGATATGTAATTTCCGATTCTTCCGGGATTTCCCGGTCATAAATTCCAAGGCGTTTATTATAGCGGAGAAGAAGCAATGCTCGGCGCTGGGCTTCCATGTAATCGTGTGTTTCCAATCCGATACAAATTCTCATTCTTTTGCGCTTGGATCCCAAATAAAGGGATATTCTCAAGGCATGAGATCCGCAGGGTTGAGTAATAATGTCCAGTTTTTTCATGATTTATTGACAGGGTAATTCTGTTCTTCCTCGTATTTTGTGAGTTCCGCGGTCCAGCGGAATTGAATACGCCCCAGCCGTCCGAAGCGGTTTTTGCCGATGATCCACTGCGCTTCCGTGGGGTCGTGCTTGTCGGGCTTGTACATGTAGGGGCGGTGAATCATGATGATCTGGTCGGCGTCCTGCTCAATGGAGCCGGAGTCGCGCAGGTCGGAAACGACCGGTTTGCCCTGGGCGTTCCCGGCTCTTTTTTCCACGTCGCGGTTGAGCTGGGCCAGCACCAGGACGGGAATATTGAGTTCCTTGGCCAGGGATTTGAGGCCGGCGGAGATTTCCGAGACTTCCCGTTCCCGGCTTCCCCGGGCCTGCTGGGTCGTGGAGCGCACCAGCTGCAGGTAGTCCACGCCGATGCATTTGACGCCGTGTTCCCGGACCATCCGGCGGCCCCGGGCTCTGATGCTGTCGATGGTGAGGGAGCTTTCGTCGTCGATGTGCAGCGGGGCGGCCGTGATTTTCCTGACGGCGGCCGTGAAATGCTGCTGCTGTCCGACCGTCATCGGCTTGCCGCGGCGGATGTCGTCGGAGTTGATGCCGGCCATGCCGTAGAGGACACGTTCCAGGAGCTGGGATTTCGGCATTTCCAGGCTGAACATGCCCACGGGGGTTCCCCCGAGGCAGATGTTGGTGAGGATGTTGACCAGGGCGGCGGTTTTCCCGACTCCGGGCCGGGCGGCAAGCACGATCATGGCGCCGGGCTGCAGGCCGTCCAGGGTCAGGTCCAGGCGGCGGTATCCGGAGGAGATTCCTTTGATGGCGCCGGGGTTGTTCATGCGCCATTGCAGGTTTTCAATGATGGTTCCCACGGCTCCGCGGATGGTTTCGGTCTGGCGGACGCCGCACCGGTCCCGCAGGGCGGACATGCCGCGCTCGGCTTCATCAAGGGCTTCTTCCGCGCTTTTGAGCTGATCGCCGGCAGCTTCCGCCATCCGGGAGGCAAACGCGAGCAACGCATGCTTTTTGGCGGCTTCCGTGACCATTTCCAGGGCGGCGGCGGTTTTGTACCGGGCAAGGGCTCCGTAGGTGGCCGTTTCCACGACTCCGGCGTGTCCTCCCACGGCGTCAAGCTGGCCCTGGGCTTCAAGGCGGGCGATGACGGTGAGGGCGTCCACGGTTCCTCCCGTGCCGGCGACGGTTTCCAGGGCGGTCCAGATTTGCTGGTGCGCCGGGAGGCTGAATGTCTGGCGGCTGATGCCCTTGTCCCGGAGGTCAGCAAAGGCCTGGGAGCCGTCCATTGCCTGAGAGAGCACCAGTTTTTCGGCGTCGATGAGTGTCTGAGAGTCGATCATGTTTTTTTGAAATTGTTGATTGTTAAAGTTCTTCAAGGTTGCTGTAAGGGTCTTTGTCTCCGTTCCCAGGGGGTGGCGGATGGTTGACGGCGTAGGAGGTGGCGAAGCTGATGGCGTCGGATTGCCATTTGGTCACGGGGATGCCGTTGCGGGTCCAGTTGACGGCATCCCGGCTTCCCCAGTAGGCTGTGGCGCAGTCCGGTATCTGGTCGGGGGTTAAACGCACACGCCCCGCAAAGGCCGCGGCCCGAAGATGGTCTTCGACTTCTTCCACGGTGCACGGAGAGGGGGTAAGGGGGTGAATTCCTTCCTTCCCTTTCTTTTCTTTTCCTTTCTTTTCGCTTTCCAACGAAGCTTCATTCGCTATCCAAGGTTGGTTTCCTACGTCGGAACCAACGTTGGTTTCCGGTATAGGTTCCGGCGTTGGTTTCCGGCCTCCCTTACGTCCGTTGGCGCGCGCGATTTCCCTTTTGCGCTCAATTTCTCGCTGGGCATCTTCCGGGTAGAAGGTGACAATTAAATCATCTCCATCCCAATGGAAAAGGCCGCAGGAATCGGCCACCTCGGAAGCCATGACCCCGCAAGACTGCATCCAGCGGCGGTCTCCCCAAGACCGTGCCCCGGCAATACGCCCCATGTTCTCCTGGTCGCAAGACCAGGCGATCAAAGAAAGCCACGTGGCTCGCTGGGTAGGATCGGCGCCTATGTACTCATTGGAGCGGATAACGTAGAGTGGTATATTGATGTATTCCATTATTCTATATCCCTTCCGTCTCTTTTGCTTCTACTCCAAATGCAGGCGAGATCTGTATTTTTCTACCATATACAGTATTGATTTTTAGCGGCTTCTGGATGTAAAGACATGCAGTCAAAAGACTCCTTTCAGCGGCGTAATTTACTTCGAGGAAGTGTCCACTGTACCGAACTATCCGAACCCGTCCGCCAGGGAGGACATTCAACAAGCCCCATCGTTCCGGCAGGTCATCTTCCGTGATGATCCCTGGTTCGCAGATGTAATAGCGGGCCTGCCCCATACCCTTTTGAGGACAGATGCGGAACGGCTTTTTGAGGTCTGCCCGGAAGTCGTTCAGGCTGGTTTTGGCCTCCACAAGAACACTTTTTTCCCCGCTGAACCCTATGGCGTCGGGATGTTCGTCCGTAACGATACAATTCGGCTCTGCGATCGCCACCCGGCAACGTTGGGAGCCCAGGAGCCAGCGTTCAGCAATTTCGCAAAGCTCCCGGTGCGTCCTCGGTATTAAAGATGTTGGTTCATGTGCCATAATTAAAAAAGCGTCAGTTGGGGGTTGTAGATTTCATAAAGACCAAGAAGACGGTCTTCCCGCGGCGGTGTCCGAACAAAGGTTCATGGCTGGCCAGCTTCAACACTTCTGCCGTGCTGACCTGATCCTCACACCATTTGAACACCAGAACGCCGCCCGGTTCCAAAACCCGGAAACACTCCCGGAAACCGGCCTTCAAATCCTCCTGCCAAGTCTCCCTGTCCAGTTTTCCGTACTTCTTGGCCAGCCAGGATGATTCCCCAGCGTGAATCAGGTGTGGAGGGTCGAACACGACAAGGCGAAACTCCCCGTCGCTGAAAGGCATTTCGCGGAAGTCTCCGACCAAGTCCGGCTTGATTTCCAGGGTTCGCCCGTCGCAAAGCGTGTGCGTTTCATGCCGGCGATCCATGAACACCACGTCAGGATGGCGGCGGTCAAACCAGAACATGCGGGAGCCGCAGCAGGCGTCAAGAATGGCTTTCATAACACTGCCTCCTTTCCGTCCGCCGCCATATCCACGCCAAAAGCCGCGGCGAACTCTTCGGGGTGTTGCAGATAGCCCAGCAGGAAACGCAAGGCATCTTCCACCGTGGCTTTTCGCATTTGGAGATTGTTGTAAAGCTGCTGAACGGCAGCGCCCTTGGTGTTGCCGTAGGCAATAAACCCATAGTCATCATACAGGTTGCACAATTCCTGGAGCATATCGACATTCCCGATAAAAACGGAATATTGCGGCCTGCACCAAGATCGATAGGTTCCGATACGGTGCTTGTTGGCCTTAGCCCAGGCATCCACCTCCGGGGGCAATCCCACGGCGTAGGGTTTCCGTGCAAGGTCACGGGGTGGCAGGTCAAAGAGGTATTTCATGCGAGCCTCCTTTCTAAGATGTCCGCTTGCTCGTCCGTGATATACTGCCAGCTCTGCGGCGGACGAGTCATGCCGATGTCAGAGAGCGGCACGGCGGAAATCCTCACGGGGTCTTGGATGCCCCAGACATAGCAAGGCAGGTAATTCCGCAGGTGCTCTTCCGTCACGCAAGCTTGCTTCATGGTCCATTCTAAAATTCCCTTTGGGGGATATGGTCGAAGTCCAGCAGTGACAACTAAACGGCACTTGCCGATGATGCCCCGTGTCCCGTACTGGCCGGATTCATAGAGCCACAGTGTGACGTGTTCTCCGCGGGGGATGCGCGGCGCGTTTTTACGCAGTTCCCACCCCTTTTCGCCGGACAAAATTTTCTCGGAGAAAGGCCGCCTGACGGATAGGAGGATGTTAATCATTGCTGGCCTCCTTCCTGTTAAGCTCCCATGGCCATTTAAGCACGTCGTCCGGGCGGCATGAGCCTTTATCTGTCCTGATCCAGGCATCATTCACATCAACGTCCGTAAGTGTAGCCCAGTACTGATACTTAAGAGACCTGTCTATAAAATGTAACTTATCACCAACCTGCACCCTCATGATGGGAGGAAACAAAGAAACAAGCCTATCCATATCTTCAATACATGCCTTCTTGGTTTTCCAAAAATGGGAACTCTGGAAGAAGCAGTTGTAGCAACCAGCAACCCAATAGGTTGTTATCCCATGGACATCATATCCTCGTATGGCTTTCAAAGGTGTTCCGCATAGCGGGCATTGAAGCGTTTTCATCGTATGGTAATTATTATTTGCGGTTCTTCGCCCCACCATTTATCCACGGACGCGGAATACACCTGGGCGTCATCCTCCCAAAATCTCAACCGGGTCAGGACATCCTGCAGGGTTTTGGCCAGGTTGTCCCAGTCCGGTTTGGTCGTTTTCGGAATGAGCCCGATCCGGTTTTTTTTCGGCTCGCTCTTGCGGTAGGGCCAGACGAAGGCCAGCTTCAGGGAGACCGGCCCCGCCAGGGGCCGGGCCCGGTGGTAAGGGTTCAACAGGGGCAGGGAAACGCCC